AAAAAGGTATATCTTGTACAAACTATTATAGGAGTTACTCTCTGCCACCCAAATCAGGCAAAGACACATTTGTCGCCGGTCGGTCTATTTTTTGCTCGTATTCCTCTGGCAATTCAGGCTCATCTGGCAAATTTTTTGGCCTTGGCTTTCTTCGGTCGTCATTGTTGTCGTCTATTGGTTGGGCTTGAATCCGATCAAACATTCGTTACCGACTATCAAGAATAGCATCGTTATCTGAACCCCAATAGTAGTGAGTATCTTTCGCCATGAACTGCACGTGGAAACCTTGCTCTATAATATCAACCACACGTTCAAAATGATTCATCATATCACCGAATTCGTGGCCCTTCTCAAAATATCCTCTCAATGACTGGAAGTGAGGGACTACAGATTGAATCTTCTCCTGGACTACATCGTGGGGTTATCCGTTTGCCATTAATTAGTTGACTTCTTCTTGGATGTCTACGATCAGCTTTTTCGTGGCTACACAAAAACTGAAGAATGCCTGGAAAACGACATGGAATTCTTATATTGTGCCCGGGAATACCAAATTATCACTGTCTTCAACTGTTGATGCATTCTCGGCATAATATGTTGTGTCGTACAGTCCTGTCTTGATTTTGCTACCATCTGACTATAATGATCCACTTGGGTGTATATCCTCGACGTCCCCGCCTTTTGGACGGACATGTATCATGAAAATATCATATTCTTGGTCTGGCTGACGGTCCATTATCTATGATACATGGTAATTATAAGATAGAGTCGTCGAGTGTTTCTGAACGGGCAAGTGCGGCCTCAATGCGTCATATACTACTGGCTTGGGCCCGAAGACTTGAACCGCGTTTTGCTTGAAAGATGTGTATAGCCCGCCGTCTTAATAGTAGCCACTGGTCTTCTTGGAATGATATTTAGTTAGAATCTATTCCTATAACCCACTCATGCTTCCGAACTTGGAACCTATCTCGACAATGATAGTAGCGTGTCTTCTGATATTGGAAAGGGCAGATGTGTATGCCCTGGCGTTGAGCTGGCATTGATTCAACGTTCGAAGATACTCTTATTGGGGGTGGCCGCCACTGTTTGGACTTCGGAGATTGCAGCGCTTCAACATGTCGACACCAAGAAAATCTGCAAGTACACTCTTATAATTGTTGGGAATTGGTGCCTATGGTGCTGGGTATAATCTTACCTTGCCATGATAACTGACATCAACTTCGATGGCCTTCGCTACCCCTGATTTATCTCCTGTGATAACCTGGGCAGGTGCAGTGGTGTACAAGCTGAGGAGGGTGTAGTCATTAATCGTGCTACGCATACCCGCTTCTAAGTTCGTGCTAATTTTGAATTCATTTGAGGGACAAAAAGGTTATCTAATAGTAGCAATAAGTTCTGTGTTTGCTTTGCCTGCAAAACATTTGGCAGTGTTGACCAAGGGAGTGATTGAAATTGGTTCATCCTGAAGAACGTAATCTGTGCAGCTCCTTTTGAATAAGCTACGAGCCATGTACAGCTGTCCCCTGTTCTAGGGTAAGGGCTGGCTTTCCAGTATCTTCAAGTTCGTCGTCTTCGTGAAACATTTGGCTTTCTTCTCTCTGACCTCAAGCAGGGCAGCATACAACATGCAGAAATCGTAGAACTAGTCCATGTCTTCCTGATCTGGCAAATTCTCTTCTTTGAGGTCCATGATTCGATTTTAGTAGAGTCGCAAACAGCGATTGAAATTGGACTCTTTGGAAGACATTTTGGGTGCTTCGTTGACTTTCTTTGCTTACTTAGCAAGGCGCTTCTTCAACATTGTTTCCAAGTTGTTCTGGTAGAACACAGGTTAAAAGTCGACATCTTGTTGTCCACCCACGGCGAGAGCCTGGGTCAGTTGTGAATAGCTGAATGGCTGGTACCTCTTGCCGGCGGGAACCACTAGTATTATATGGCCAATATCTCCAGACATAACAGTCACAATAGCAGGCAGACATGGCGTGCCATTAGTG